AGTAAGGATCATAGTCAAGTCTTAATTAACCATTGTCCTGATGCTGCTAGACGTAGATTTAATCTTCATATTCTCATTAGAGCTAAAAATGATTCTAATGTGGGAATAGAATTTGATGATGCATTAAGTTTTAAAGACTTAGGGCAATGGTATAAATTTCAAGTTTAGAGAGCGTTATTAGATGAAAAACTCGGTGTAGTTTATCAGGAAGTCAGATCTCAAAGAATTGATAAATCTAATGAACGACATAATAAGTTTATGGAGGGTGATGATGTCTGGATGGAGTTAGATGATCTAATTCTATTTTTAGATGAGGAATTTGGAAAATATTATGAAAAGCAAAGGAAATTAGTTAAACAAACTCAACTATTTCAAAGGTCGAAACTATGTAAGAAGGGATGCGGTTTCAATGAGATGATATGTATGTGTCATCGTGTGAGTTCAAAAAACGTTGAGAGTCCAATTGTTTCCAACTCTAATGAAATTTTAACTTGGTCTATGTATTTCTTCAATATTTTCATTCTGTTTATGAAGTGTTTAATTAATTTTAATCTGCTTAGAACGACAATAGCTATCATGTGGAACAATTCAGCAGATTTTATGATTAGTGGTGACAACATATATTTCAATTTGTTTGTCTCACACTTACCAGGTATAAACCAACAAATCAGAATTAAGGTCATTAGGAAGAGTGTGGGTAAGATTCTGAGTGATGCCAAGGGAGCTGTAACTCAGACATATCATGATAGTTTAGGTACGATGCATCCACACGCTAGACGCATTCTACTCATTTTGAGTGGAGTTGCTTCTGCTATGTTACTAAAGCATGTGTTGACGGCTATGTGTAGTATTTTCTCTTCTGGAGATAAAACGCCTGCGGACAGTGTGCATAATGTGGAGAAAGTCACTGCAAATAAGAACGAGCTAACGGCTGAGAATTTAGCTGAGGCGAATTTAATGATTAATGCAGTCGGTGGTAAGGCTATGGATCGGAAGAAAGCCATTATAAAGAACGAGCGTAAGGCCTATGCCATAACTCAGCGTGATTCGGACTACCCACATGTCCCAACCAATCTCAGGGATAAGATTAGTAGAGTGATTAAACAGCAGACTCGTAGAATTATGGTTAGCACTCCAGAGAATGATAAGGTGAACGATGGAAATTGCATGATTGTTGCTGCCGGTTTAATTTTAGCCCCGTATCACTATTTCTCAAGTTTGGGTGATGTTGCTATATTTTGTTTAACCATTTCCACACCTAACACTTCCAATGTAACTCAAGATAATACAGTGCAGATTAGAAGCAATCAACTGAGACGTATTGTATCACACACTACGGG